GTTTCCCAGTCACGATCATACGGTGGAAACAAAGATCGTATTGCTTTTTGTTATCAGCACAGAATGACTGAGCCAATCGGAAAGATTGAAAATATCTACGAAGATGAAAAAGGCTTGTTTGTTTCTGTTAGAATATCAAAGAGCGAAGGAGGAATTGCAACTAAGGTTAAAGAGGGTATTCTTAAGGAAATGTCAATCGGTTATATTGCAACAAAGCGAGAATATAACGACGAAGACGACACGAGAATACTTAAGCAGATAGACTTATATGAGATCTCACTAGTAACAAGAGCAGCAAACGCATTAGCTGTTGTAATCTCTGTTAAAGCAGAAGATTTCGACCTTAAAGCAATGGAGGACGAGGAATTGAAAGCATTACAAGTAAGATTAGAGAACGAATTAAAATCCCGTAAGCCTGAGGCTAAAACGTGGATATCATACGTAAATAATAAATAAAATGGAAAAAACGTTAGAACAAAAGGCTCAGGCATTCGAGCAAGATTTAATGGATCTTAAAAATAAGACCAAAGATTTAGATATCAAATCTATTACAGATGGTATCGCGTCACTTGAAGAGAAATTTAAAAATTTTCCTGAGCAAGTAGAGTTGAAAGACGCCGATGAAATTAAGTCTTTAAATGATGCTTTGAACGACCTTAACAAAGAGGTTAAAGGAATGAAGAAAGATGAAATTGAGTCTAAATCGTTAGAACAAGCACTTCTTGATCTTAAAAATGATGAAGCTTTTAAAACTATGGCTTCTGATATCGTAAATAAGAAATCAGCAGGCGCTACACTTGAATTAAAAGCAAACGTTCTTACTACTGCCCTTACGGGAGATAGACAAAGATCATCAATGGAGGTTGGCGTTGATAAAGAGGCTTATAGAATGCCTTTTATGAGACAAATTATTCCAAACGTGCCAGCTACCGAGCCAGTAATCACATGGACTGAAAGAGTAACACATACAGATGGAACCGGTGGAGTTTCTGAGGGTGCTGCGGCTGGATCTTCCGACTCAACATGGGAAGAAAAAACGCGTTCAGTAGTTACACGTGGTGTTAACTATAAATATTCTGTTAAGTCATTTAGAAACCTTCCTCAGTTGGTAGAAGATCTTAAGCAAGATGTCGTAAGAGAGATGGAGCTTGACGTTGATAATCAAATTTTATTTGGTGATGGATTAGGAAATAACTTTTTCGGTATCGCAGCAGATTCAACAGAATTTGATATCGCAAGTGTAGGTAAAGCAAACAAGGTTAAGAGCGCTAATTTAGCCGATCTTATTCGTTGTATGGTATTGCAAGTTACAAACAAGCATAGAGTCCCAACTCACGCGGTTGTATCTCCTAATGACTTCGCTGATTTAGAATTACACAAAGATGCAAACGGTAATTATATTTTACCTCCTTTCATGTCTGCAAATGGAACTATGATTTCTAGTGTTGTTATCGTTCAAAATACAAATGTAACAGCAAATACTTGTTATGTTATTGATCGCGCTTCTGCTAGATTCTACGTTGAGCAAGATATGCAATTACAGGTTTGGGATCAAAACGAAGACGATGCAATCAAGAGAATGAAAACTGTAACTCTTTGGTTTGATGGTCAAGTTAGAGTTAGAGAAAATGATAAAGATGGATTGGTTAAGTGTTCCAACATTACTACTGCACTTGCTAACTTAGATCCTGATGTTACTGATATTTAATAGATAAATTAGTTTTAATTTTAAAGGGTGGGCTTCTGCTCGCCCTTTTTAGATACTTAGAAGATGGACAACAGAAAATTAGAAAATAAAGCAGAGCCTAGGGCTAAGAAAAGCAAAGTTGAATGTGTTAAGTGTTTTGCTGCTTGTGAGTGGGGAGGGCATAAAGTAGGCGATAAGGTTAAGGTTTTGAAAGAGAAATTTAACTACATGAGATCTAGAGGATATGTTAAAAAGTAGAATTTCAAACGTAACTAACCCACCCGTAGACCTTGCAGCATTCAAGGCTTACATAGGTGGTGTTAATCACACTTTGCAAGATGATATAATTCAAAGACACTTAGACGCGGCTACTATTTGGGCTAGTAAGAAATCAAATATCCCTGCGGCTGATTTTGACGTTGAATTAACGCAAGATAAAGCAACTTTAAGCCAATGTTTACTATTTGATAACATTACTATCACAACGGTTAAAGACTTGCTTACAGGTGACGAAATAAGCTACGATACGAACGCAAAGAACAGCGTAATTAATACAGAGGTTAATTATCAATTATTGGTTAACTACTCATGTACTGCGGTGTCTAATCCCGTTTTATCAGATGCGATTCTTAACTATGCTGTTTTCTTATACTCGGGTCAAACTGATAAGGATGCAGAGATGCGAATAATTAGAGATTTACAAACGATACAAAGCGAAATATTTTAAGTTATGAGAAGATTTTTGATTCTGTTTGTTTTGTCCGTGCTTTCATTGTCTACTTTCGGGCAAAGGATATACAAGGATTCTGAGGGAAATTTTAGAAGAGAGAACGATATATTTCCCAAGAATAATTATAGGTTAGTTTACAATTCAGATCAATCGAAAGCTGGAATTTTTGGTAAGGACAACTATTACCCAGTTGTAGATTTTCAGTTAATTGAGAAGTTTAAAGATGAGGACGGTATTCCATACGCAAGCGCAGAGGAGTTAGAGGATGCGTTAAATGGATTAATTAAGACAGCAACCACAGACGTATCCATTCAGGATCAAACTTCTGCAACTTTAATATTGCCATTAGTTCAGCAATTAGGGGCGTCAAATCTTACTGTAGATGCAGTTATGAACACTTACGACATAACGGTTAACAGTACTGTTGGCATGGTGATAGGTCAACACTTTAGGATTATAAATACTATGGGTGATCGCTACTATGCTGGAACTATTTTAAATATTGTTGGCAATGTAATTACATTAGACAATCTAATAGACTTTGAATACAAAGCAACTTCAGAGGTTACGTTTGGGAATATTAATCTAGCTGTTAATGGATCGATTACGCCTGTTCATTTTCATTTAAGAACAGGAACGCCAAGCATACCAGCACCAATCGATATTACGAGAATAATAATGGTTTGCCAATGCGATACGAAGGTAGATTTAAATAAGTTTGGTGATTTACCAGCATTAGAAAGAGGGATATTGTTTAGAGAAGAGAGCGAGGCAACTAGGAATATATTCAATATTAAAACTAATGCAGGATTGGCTGGGATTGGTTATGATTGGACGCCTTACGCAGCATCAAATCCAGCTCAGGCGGTTGACGGATTCTCTTGGAGGTTAACTTTTGGGAGCGCAGGTAAAATTGGCGTTGTTATTCGCGTTGACTCTGATGGTCAATTAGGAATGATTGTACAGGATGATTTAACTGATTTAGTTTCTTTGTTTTGTGTTGTTGAAGGGCATGTAGTAGAATAAAATTCATAATATGATAGGAGTAGGAGGAAGGCGAATATTAATATCTGATTACGACCAAGAGGTCAAAGGATATTCAAAGGTTAAAGGCGAGTTTGGAGAGGGTGACGTGGAAACGTTACTCTTTACCGTACTTGCTAAAGTTGACGTTTTAAGTGGAAATAAAGCACTTCAATATCAGGAGCAAGGGATTAACAACCCTGTTGTAATTGAAATGAACTGGACTGATGTAATCCCTTCCTATTTGATTTGGAATGGTCGCGAAATACCAGTTGTTTCTTTTAATGATCCTGACAATCACATGAAACGTAGAGTTAGAATATTAGGAAGTTATACAGAGTAATATGGCAAAGGGTGGAGTTGAATTAAAAATACTTGATAAGGATATGCGAAAGGCTTTGCGCTCTGTTCGTTTTTGGGGCGGTAAAACATTAGAGCAATGTTCTACGGAAGTAAACAAAGCCACTTTAAACACCGCAGCAGATGCAAAACAGAACGTTAAAGATAATGGAAGTGTTTCTACTAGTCTTTTAATTAACTCTATTGAGAGTACGTTTAATAAGCTAAGAAGCACGGGAGAGGTTCTTGTTGGTGCTGCTTATGGTGGCTACTTGGAATTCGGAAGAAAGGCAGGGGGATTTCCACCACTTGCACCGCTTGAAACTTGGATAAAAAAGAAAGGCATTGAATCAGATCCTAAAAAGATTAAATCAGCAGCTTTTCTAATCGGTAGGAGTATTGCAAAGAATGGAACTAAACCACGACCTTATTTAATACCATCGTGGCGTAAGAATGCTAATTTACTAGTTAAGAATCTTAAATTAGTTTTAAGGCAAAGCGGAAAGAATAAGAAGCTATAAGAAAAGCCTGAGTTTATCGCTCAGGCTTTTGTTTTATTCTTTAATTTTAATTGCTTCTTGAAACTTTTTTTCTGCTTTCTCTAGCTTAATACACAATTCACCATTGGCTTGCTTTAGTTCTTCATTCTCTTTTTTAAGATCTATAATTCTTTCTGTTTGCTTCTTATCTACAACTGGAGTTATCGCTTTAGATGGTGTTGAGTATTGTTTGTGGATCTCGGCGGCAACAAGATCAAGCTCGCCAACTTGTTCTTTCTTCATCTTCATTAACTCCATTGATAAATTAACCACGTCGGAGGCTAGCTTATCAGATAATGACACAAGCGTTTTAATCGTTTTTCTGTATGTTTTCTTTTTCATATCGATCGTTACGTTTTTAAGTGTTAATTCTCCGTTCATTGCATTGGCATATCCTCCTATTGTTTTTGCTGCTATTATTATAATGTCTACATTTTCAAACTCGTTAGGAGTTGAGAATATCACTTTCTTTTCAGCCTCTTCGAATAATCTTCTATCCTTAGCGTATGTTTTAGACCTTAAGTTCATAGGCCTTTCTAATGAATTTACAAACATCTCTTTAGTGAGTGGTTGCTTTAGGAAGTCGTTGTAGTTACTTATGAGTTCATAGGCTTTCTTGTCGGCTAGTAATGGATCGCTTAATTCATGACAGTGAGGTATTACATCAATCGTCTCTAAAAAGTCTACAAACTGACTAAGTGTTAATAGTTTTTCTATTTTCATATCATAGTTTTTAAATTAAAGTTGAAACAAGACCGTGGCAACAAAAACCAGCCGCAAAGCCATTGAGTATAGCAAGTTTGTAGTTTTTATTCTCAACGTTCCAAAACGCACATGCGATATTAGCAATAATAAACACTAATAAAATAATTTCTCTCATAATATATAGTTTTAATTCACTTCAAATCTAAACACTTTACAATTAGCAATCAAATAGATTTTTCCTATACGATTTCAAAAGCTTATAGATTTAGTTTATTTTTGTATCTTTAAGCTATAAATATTTTATTATGCAAAAAGATCAAGGATTTAGGCTTTTAAAGGCACTAAAGACGTTCGTGTTTGACTTCGGATATGATGGAGGTGTAAACGATTACCCGAGAATAGAGGTTTACATGGATTCAAGCGAAGGACAAATAGACAAGGGTGCAAACTCGAAGCCTGTTAATATAGTATTTGATGTTATTACACAAGCATTAAATCAAGGCGAGTGCATGAAGATAGGCGAGGACTTGCAAAATGAATTGTACGAGTTTCCTATTGAAGTACCAGACTTTAATATCGACCTTGTTACAATGACGGGAGCAACCGCCTTAACTGAAGAAAGTTCAGATGATGAGCGCACAATAAATAGAATTTTAATCAATTATAATTACACGTTAACGCAAACAAATTTTTAAGTCATGGCAAAAGACAATGGTAAAAAATGGCGCATCTATATAGTAGACGGGTCGAACACAGCAATTCCTCTAGAAACGACTTCTAGTTTTGGAATTGAAAATGCAATTATTGACGCTTCCGATAAGGATAGTGGAGGTTGGGCAGTTGGTATTGACGGTCAACGTTCTTGGACTGCTGAGAGCACATTAAATTACGATCAAACTGAAACAGGACAACTTGATTTAATCGACAAGCTTATTGATACTGACAATAGTACTGAGGTAGATGTTGCGATTGGTTTAGATGGTGTTGTTGGCGATATCTCATGGACTGGATCGGCTTTAATCGCTTCTGGTAACTTCTCAGCAGATAATGAGGCGTTGATTACATTAGATATTTCATTGACTGGTAATAGTGCCTTAACTAAAGTCACTAAAGTATAATGAATAACTATTGCGAAATAGAAGTCAATAGCAAAAAGTATGGCGTACTCTTCGGGGTACGCTTATATGAGGTTATTGCGGAAGAGTCTAAAAATAATAAAGCTTTTAAAATCTCTGAGAACGGCACAAGCTCAATGGATGGGATTTGTACTGTATGGGCTGCGATTAAAAACAATTGTGATCTAGAAGGTTCTGAATGTGATTTAACGCTTAAAGATATCGTACAATTAGCAGATAACGACACAAAGCAATATACTAAAGCGTTGGACTGTTTAGCTAAGTCTAAGATACTTGGTAAACCAATTAAAGAAATGGCTAATGAAGTAAAAAAAAAGACGAAAAAGTCGATCTTTGGGAAGTTATTTCGGAAGACTGTATAGGTGAACTAGGTTTTCGATATGATGATCTTTATTCTCTTTCAATTGGTGAGTATCAAATAAAGATGCGAGCATTCAGAAGAGAGCAAGAAAGAAACTTACACGGCTTTAGGAAAGTATTAATGGAGCTTAGAAATGGAAACGCTAACATTAAAAAGAACTCAAAGTACAGAAAAGAATCTGATATATTTTATCTAGAATCGATTGACGGGGAAGTAATGCCAATTAAAGCAACCAAGATAACGAAAAAGCAAGCCGAGAGCATGAAAAAGCAAGGGTACACAGTTCCAAAATCATTTATAGAATAGTTATGGGTAATATTATAAGCTTCTTAAGGGTTAGTTTAGGATTAGATAATTCTAAGTTTAAAGCAGGGTTAAAGACTTCCGAAAAACAGACTAAATCTTTCGGCAAAACAATGTCTGGAGTTTTTGCCAATCTTGGAATAGCTTTAGGGTTAAGAGAGATACTTAGGGTTGGAGCTGAAATGGTAAAGCTTGCAGGAGAGGCTGAGGGTGTTGAAAGGGCTTTTGATAGGATTGGTGGAGCTAAGGTTTTTGATTCGCTAAAGACCGCAACAAGGGGAACTGTTTCGAATCTTGAGCTAATGAGAAAGGCTGTGATGGCTCAAAACTTAGGAGTACCAGTAGAGAAGTTGGCAAAGCTATTAGAGTTTGCAGCGGCAAGGGCTGCGGACACTGGAGCTAGTGTGGATTATTTATCTGAAAGCATCGTCACGGGTATAGGTAGAAAATCTTCAATGATCCTCGATAATTTGGGGATTAGTGCGGTTGAATTAAAGGAAAATCTTAACGGGGTTGGATTGGGCACCGCTTCTGTCGGTCAGGTCGCAGAAGCTGTTGAAAAGATTGCAGACAAAGCTCTTAAAAACATGGGCAATTCTGCCACTACGGCAGGTCAAAAGATACAATCTTTAGGAGCTTCTTGGGATAATGTGAAGCTATCGATAGGTAGAGTTATCACAACAGCTAAAGAGTATGCGATAGTTTCTGATTTAGTTTTTGGATTAGATATGGCTTTTAATAAAGCAGATAATAGCCAAAAGAAATTAGAAGAAGGAGCTAAAAGAATATTTGAATCATTTAAAAAGAACGGCAAGATATCAAAAGAAGATGCAGCCGCAAGAATAAAAGCCTTAACAGATGAGAATAAAGAGCTTTTAACTAATGGGGATCTTTCAAACAAGAATGTAAGAGATAGAAGAAAGGGGAACATTAAATTAATAAGACTGTTAAAGGCTGTTAGCGAAGCTCCAAGCGAGGGGATAATTGAAGAGGTTGCGAATATAGAAAATCTTTCTAAGAAAATAGAAAACCTTCAGACCGACCAAAAGACCGCAACGGGTTCTCGTCTAATGGATATCAATAGAGAGATAGCAGCTTTAAACGAACAAATAAAAGCATTAAAGAAACTAGGTACAGAAATTAAATCGCTTCCAAGACAAGAGGCTATTGATGTTTCAATATTACAAGGTGGATTAGATACAAAGGCGTTAAGCCAGACCGTTAAGAACGATCCCATAAAACTACCTGTAACACTAACAACAGAGGGAACATTTGGGGATTCATCGCAATCTCAACAACAAATATTAGCAGCGCAACAAGCGGCAAGCTTAGCGGCAAGTCAAGATATCGCAACCGACGCAATAAATAGGACTACTGAGGCTTCAATGGCTTACGGTTCTATTCTCGGATCTGTTGGTCAAATTGCAGCAGCTTCTGGAGATCAACAAGTTGCTACAATGTTAAACGTTGCGGCTACGACATTAACGGCTATCGCTGCTATTATACCTGCCTTGTTTGCAAAGGGTACGGCTGAGGCTGCTGCTGCTGGTGCTGGCGTTCCTTTCCCTGGCAATATAATTGCAATTGCGGCAGGTGTTGCGGCTGTTGCTTCTGTATTCTCTGGAATTGGTGGGGGTGGTGTTTCGAGTGGCGGTGGTTCTGTCACATCAATAGATACAAGAGGATTCACAAGCCCTACGACTAGCGATGGAAGCACAAGGATATCAACTCAAAGGCAGGCTGTAGACGTAAATGTGACAGGCACAATAAAAGGGAAAGACATTGCACTTGCAAATAATCAAGGACAAAAACAACTTAAACGATAATGGCATACGGAGTATTATATTATAACGAATTTACGAGTTCAAAGTTTAAGAAACTTGTAAGAATTGAAATATTACAGAATGAATATTCTGGATCTGCTTTAGAGAAGAAGATAGGGGCAACCATTCATTTAGAAAATTCTGGAGATGAAAGGTACGAGCCAATAAAAAAAACAACCGCAACGATATCGTTAACATCTGAAACGGATCAGGAATTTAAACAGTTTTACACTAACTCGGATAAAGAGTTCAAGGTAAAAATATTTAGAGGTAGCTCTCTTGTTTGGTCTGGATTTATTGAGGCTGATTCTTATTCAGAGCCATACTATACGGATAGAAATTACAATATAGATGTAACGGCTAGAGATAATTTAGGAACATTAGAAGATGTTAAATATTTAGATTCTAATGGAGATAGGTATTCTGGCCTAGAAAAAGCCTCTATAATTATAGGTAGATGTTTAGGTGCTACAGGACTAGACATATCTGTAAATGATCAAATAAATATATTCTCTAGCTCAATGAGTGAAAGCTTGACAACTACAGAGCAAGAGTATATTAATCAATCTGGGTTTGTAGATAGCGATGGCGAAACTTATTCTTACTATGATGTTTTAAGCTCAATACTTAAGGGGCAGTGGATCGTGACTGGGAAAC